AAAAGGCAAATGAAACTCGTGATGCCACTTCGCAGGAAAAACAAAATTTTGTTACCAAGAAGAATTTGCTAAAGGAAACTATTGCCAACCATGAAAATGATGCGGTGGAATCGGAGCATTTGAGAATATTGGAAATCGGAGACAAGATGATTGTGGTGGACAAAGACTTGGCAGTTTTACGGACATCCGTCAACGCAAAACTTGATAAGTTGAAGCACTTTGAAAACCATGAATACGATCCGAAGTGTGATTATTGTACGAAGAATGCAGAGAACTTAATAGAGAATACCAAGGAAACCAAATCAGCACTTGCCACAGATAAGAAGGAAGCAAGTAAACTTGTTGACAAGAAGAATGACTATTTGAAGGAGATTGGGGATTCTGCGGAGGTTGAAAAAAATTACAAGGTTCTTATTGATTCACGCTCCAACCTCAAATCCATTGTTTATGAAATTAATGATAAGGACAGTAAAGTTCTGGCATTGTCATCTATGATCGAGTCTCTTGAAAAGGACGTGTTGGCAAATGTGAATAGGATTGCACTTTACCATGAATGTCGTGACAGCATTGTGTTTAACAAGGAACTCAGGAAAGAAGTCCTCGTGGTTAAGAACGAACTATCATCGGTGGATTCCACGGTTGAAAAGGAAACGGAAAGGTCGCAAACACTTTTCGGAGAACTCAAGATACTTGAAAAGGAAGAAGATGATATACTGAATTCCATTGAAGAGGCAAAGGAGTTTGAAAAGAAGAAACGAGGATACGAGTTGTACCTTGATGCGGTTAAGAGGGATGGGATTTCATATGAACTTATATCACAAACGATGCCAAGCATTGAAAGTGAGGTAAACAATATCTTGTCACAAATAGTTGACTTCACCATGCAACTTGAGATGGATGGCAAGCACATCTATTCCAAGATTGTATACGAGGACAGGCACTGGCCACTGGAAATGTGTAGTGGCATGGAGAGGTTTATCAGCAGTATTGCAATGCGAGTCGCATTGATAAATGTTTCAAGTTTACCTCGTTCAAACTTCCTCGCAATTGACGAGGGGTGGGGTTCGTTGGACGGAGACAACATTAGTAGTGTTTTCAATCTGTTCACCTACCTTAAAGGTCAGTTTGAGTTTATATTGGTTATCAGTCATCTTGATATAATGCGTGACATGGTTGATGAGATTATAGAAATTCAACCCAATGCCGGATTTAGTAAGATAAAATATGGGGTATAAACATATTTAGATATATATTTATTGTATCTAAGGATGTTTGTATCTATGGAAAAATCTGATAAAAAGCAAGAACTTGAAGAAACACTAATTCAAGCAGGCCTACGAAAGGGTTATTTTACTCTTACCGAGGGTGTGTACGACCCGGGCATTCTAAAGGCAGTTTTCCTCGCAGGTGGGCCCGGGTCAGGTAAATCGGCCGTCGCCGCAACATTGTTTGACGCAGGTTCGGCAGTTAAAAGTATGTCGGCATCGGGACTCAAGATAGTAAATAGTGATACTGCATTTGAACTTCTTTTGAAGAAGGGTGGTTATGGGTTGGATATTGCGTCAATGCCGGATGACTTGTATAAATTTGTCACGAGTGATGACCCAAACTCAGTTCGCACAAAAGCAAAGCAAATAATGCAGAGACAGTTTGATAACTACAAGGAAGGTCGTGTCGGGGTAATCGTGGACGGGACTGGAGATGACCATAAGAAAATCAAAAAACAAAAAAAGGAGTTGGAAGCACTTGGGTATGATTGTTACATGGTATATGTTAATACGACACTGGATGTTGCCCAAGAACGAAATATGTATCGCGCAAGAAAATTGAAACCAGAATTGGTGAAGGCAATTTGGACAGATGTTCAATCAAATGCAGGTGCATTTCAAGGAATGTTTGGTGGAAACATGACAATCGTAGACAATACCAAGGATTCCCGTGATCCGGAGAAAGATGGAAAACTTATCTTGGCTAAACCCGTAATGAAAGCAGCTGCTAAGTTTATTGCCAAACCAATTAGAAATCCACTTGGAAAGAAATGGATTAAGTTGAAGATGGGATCGGATACAACATCCAAGTCTGGGAATAAACTTAATAGGAGAAATGAGGGCATACAAACTTCATCGGCCGATGTAACCGATGAAACTCCTATTGATAAAATTGAGGATATTACACTTCCAATGGATTTGGAAAGATACTTGAGTAGAACTATCCATATTATTGGAAAGTTTGCATTACAACCACGAAAAAACTTGGCAGTATTATCGAGGTTGGTGGAAAGTTTGGAACTAAACAAAAATCAATTTGTTAGATTTTTTAATAAAATAAAGGCAACTAAGTTTGACGAATGAAAGTAACTGGACAGAATATGGATAGTCTGATGTCCGAACTGATAATGGAGAAGTTTGGAGAAGAGTGGTACCTTGAACTGGCAGAGTCAGGATCAAAAGTCAGTTATGCTTCAAAGAAATATGGAAATCAAAAATGGGCGGAAAGACTTGCGAAAAAACTGCTCGATAAAAAAGATGAATATGAGCTCATAGGTATTTTCAGTGAAGGGGAGACAGATGAAGGTCCAATCTTGGAAGGTATAGTTTATCACTGCACCGATTTTTATGTAAAGAAGTCTCCTTATATGTACTTTGAAAAGAAGGATGCGTGTAAGAGTCATTTAAGAAGTGGCAAACCTGAGGATTATATTGAAGGATAAATGGTATGAAACTATTGGAATATACGAAATACAAGAGTGACCCCTATTGGATGAAGGCAAAGTATGACGGAGTATCTGGTGAGCAAAGACTTCCAGTTCAGAGAAGAGTGCGAAAGGGTGGTGTGAAATTTAGAAAAGGTGAGGAAGTGTTGTTCTTTCCAAAAGGTAAGCTTATTTTGGTAGGACATGACGCAGATCAGGCCTGGAGAGATTTTCAAGCAGCTGCTCAAGACGAAGACTTTTATATGTCTCAATACGAGGAAATACAAATGGATAAACTACAAGAAAGATATGATGACAAGGAATACAAGAAGGCAATTAAGTTTTTGGCGGGATTGCACTCAAGTATATTAAAGGCAAAGGCAAAGGCAATTCGTTGGCTTGAACGCAAGGGTTTCAAAAGTGTTGCGGATGACGTGGACGATATGTCAGCAACAGAATGGCAGTCCTTTTTATCCGATAAGGTTTACGAACAGCAGCTGCGTGAGCACATTCGTGCAATAATTAAAGAAGTGGTTGATAGGTGAATGAAACTGAACAAAGGTTAAGTGACACACTTTCAGAATCTTTGATTGATGATTTACTGTCAGAGAAATCATCACATATAAAGAAAGTAGTTGCCGTTTATCCTGGCAGATTTCAACCAGCAGGTGTCCATCATGCCAAAACATACAAGTGGGTACAGAAGAAGTTCAAAGATGCTTGGGTTGTTACTAGCAACAAAACTGATGGTGTCAAGAGTCCGTTAAGTTTCAAGGAAAAGAAAATGGTGTGGTTGAAGCATGGAGTAAAGAACATTATCCAAGCAAGAGAACCATATAAACCCAAAGAACTTCTAAAGAAGTATGACTCCGAAACCACGGCCGTTGTATTTGTATATGGTGCAAAGGAGGGTGAACGACTCAAAACAACCAAGGCAGATGGAACTCCTGGGTATTATCAATACTACGAAAAAAATAAGAAGAATTTAAAAGGTTATGAAGAACATGGTTATGTTATTGTAGCACCACATATAAGCATAAAAGTTTTGGGTGGTGAGGTTGATGGCACACGAATCCGTGAGTTATTGGGCAAACCTGCGAGAGGCAAATATACCAAGGAAAAGAAGCAACAAGCATTTGAGGACTTGTTTGGTTGGTATGATGAAAAGATTTTTAAGTATCTGACAGAAAAGTTTGCCACATTGTTTGAAAATATGGAAATATATGAGGCATTTTTGAAGGTATATCCAAGACTTGTAGGGGTTATACGGAGTTTTCCAAAGATACTAAAGGAACTCAGTTCCATAGGTGGACTTGGAAAGGCAATGGTCGATGACGGCCCAGCTGGATATTTTCCAGGACACTCATATGAACAACATACCACTAACCGGGCCGCAGATCTTGGATATAATGTAATCAATTACATTATTGGAAAGGATGATGCAGGCCGGAATGCGGATTATAGGCCATGGGGAGATTATGCAGGTCCAGTTCCATCGGTTTCATTCTTCCCTGCCGGTGATATTGGTGAAAAGTCACCTACAAACCAAATTGATATTGAAAATACTAAACTTGCCCACATGGAGTGGTCCGAGTTTATCACAAAAACAGCAGAAACCTCTGGGTATAAGATAGTGGATTTTCTTGGAGCGGATTGGTCGATGCGAAAACATGATGAGCAAGGACATGAAAACCTCATTGGCAAGCATATGATTGATAAAGATGCCCACGATGAACCAGACGACGATGAAATCACCAAGGGTGTCGAGGGCCACGCAATCAAAGAGTCTGTTGAATCAATAATTGATGCGTATGTTAAATTGATAACGGAAGGCGGTGCAAAGGGTCATATGTCCCATCCATTTGATGACAATGAACTCACATTTGGTGACCTAAAGGAAATGATTAGACGTGCGTTGACTGGTAATTTGCATATAGAGGGAAATATTACCGAGAAACTTGACGGACAAGCATTGTCGTTTAGTTGGAAGAATAGCAAGGTTATCTTTGCTAGAAACAAAGGCCAACTTGCGAATGATGGTGCAGAAGCACCGGATGTTAAGGCACTCACGGCAATGTTTTCAGACCGACCCGAAAATATTCGTGACGCATTTGTTAACGCCGCACAAGATTTACAATCGGCAATATCCGGACTTTCCGACAAACAGAAAGATAAAATGTTTAAAGAGGGACAGAGGTTTATGGCAGTTGAGGTTATGACTCCGAAGACTCAAAATGTTATACCACAGAATCAAGAGATGTTAGTTTTCCACGGACTGAGTGCATATGATGAAAAGGGTGTGGAGACAAACCTTGACAGAGAAGGTAATGACATATCGTCGGTGTTAAAAGGGTCCGCAAGGATGTTGGCAGGTATGATTAAACAGATAAATGCAGATGTGCAAGATAGATTTGAACTTCACCCACCGGTGATAGTTTCACTGCCCAAATCCAAAGACTTTGAAAAGAGTCAATCGGTTTATTTTGGAAAACTGGACAAATTAAAGAAAGAATTTAATTTGAAGGACTCGGACCAACTCATGATGTATCACCAATCATGGTGGGAAAATTTTATAATCAAATCGGCAAAAAAATTCAAGGTTTCATTGACAAATGTCACGAAGGATGGGTTAATCAAACGATGGGCATTCTTTGACAAGGGGTATAGAATCCCAGACATTAGATCGGATCTTGTCGGTGAACCGAAATTCTTGGAATGGGTATTGAAGTATGATAAGGGTGATCATAGTAAACAAGCAAAGGAAAACTTGTTGAAGTTGGAAATTATTTTCTTAAGGTTGGGAGGGGAGGTAATGCAGAATGTTGCAGGGTTTCTTGCCGCCGGCGGCAAGGAGGATATAGCAAAGGATTTTCAGAAGACTGCAAAAGAACTTGCAAAATCTTCAGATATAAAGGTGATTAACAAGTATCGGTTGGAAATGGGTCGACTTGATGCAATCGGAGGACTTGATGCAATTGTTCCCTCGGAGGGGATTGTGTTTGAGTATAAGGGTGGAATATATAAGTTAACCGGTGCGTTCGCACCAATCAATCAATTGAAGGGTATTGTACCAGGAAGATTTTAATGGAAGACTTGGATGAAAAGAATTTATCAAGAGTTGCCAGAAGAAAAATGGCACAACGGGCAAGGCGTACCGCAAAGAAACGTGCGGTTAAACGCAAGGCCAGAGCAAAGAGAATGAAAACTCGTGATCAATTAAAATCATCGGCAGAGAAAATGGCAAAGAATCTTATTGTCAAGAAGTTGACTGGTGGAAAAAAATATGGAGAACTATCAATAGGGCAGAAGGAAACCGTGGACAAGAAAATATCAGCAAAAAAGGGATTGGTACAGAAGATTGCAAGGCGAATGCTACCGAAGGTAAAATCTAAAGAAAAGGATAGACTAAAAAAAGTGAGAGGTAACGATAAAGAAAAGGAAATGGAAAAGGATCCCGTGAACGAGATAGTAGACCCACTCACGATTGCGTCCGTTGTAGCAATAACAGGAGGCGCAGTTGCAATTACTGCAACTCTTGCAAAGAAGTTATCTAGTGCTTTTTCACGGAGAAGTGTGGACTTTAAGGTTGAAAAAACATATGAATTGATTAAGAAAAAATATCCTCCTATTTTTGCAATGATAAGAGATCAACGATTCGGAAAAGGAAAACTTGCTAAGATGGTGAAGGATATGCAAGATGAAATTCCTGGGTTAAAGAAACGGACTTTCATGAACAACATAACGGATGTAATTGAACAACTGATGCAACATCATAATTGGGTAGTGGTGGGAGATCAAAGTGCTGAGTTAGATCCAGATAGATTTCAGAGAGAACAGACCGAGGGTTCCTTTGGTGTGCTTACGTTAAAAGTTGATGGGTCTTATCCTGAGGTATCGGCACGAGAGGTAGGCGGAAAACTTAAGGCATATACTTTTAAGACAGGTGCGGAAGCAAAGAAGCACACGGAGTTGGTTGGTGGGAAAGTATATCAACCAACCGGAAGCAAACTTTATTACGTGGAATTCACCAAACTTGACGGTCCTGCGGATTCCATTGATGAATCTAAAGATTACAAGACTGCAAACGAAATTAAGAAGGAATGGAAGAAACAATATCCCAAGGACAAGTTTACGTTCAAGAAAGTTCGTGGTGGTGGAAACGACTGGTTGCTTGTTATTTCTCCAAAGGGTGTTGAACTTGAGAGATATCAACATGTACCAAAAACTGGATGGATTGAAATGAACGAAAGCAAAGATAACGAAGAAACAGAGGACATTAAGTCTTTACAAGCAATACTTGATGTTGCATCCGTTCTGAGTCCAAAAAGTCCTTATTTCAAGGGCAGAGGAAGTAAGGATAAGTACATTAAAATGATTAAGAGTAAACTTGATAAATTGGGAGTGCATGAGAATATAGATGTTCCGATTGCAATTGGTGACACCGTATTGGGTGGTAAATTTAAGAATAAGAAAATTGTTGTTAAGAGTATTGGTAAAAATGAAAAGGGTGATTTGACAATCAACGGCCGTCCATTGCTGAAATACAGAATAATACGTCAAAAGGGTCAAATGTTTAAGGAGGGTTCTAAAAAAAACAAGAATAAACCAACTACCCGGATGGATGCATATAAGAAGGTTCGTAAGTCGACCATGCCCAAGAGTAGACCAATGAAAAGTAAGAAAACTTATGATAGAAAGAAATTTAGGAAAGGTGAAGACGATTGATGTTAGTTGACAAACTTACAATTATGTGTTTATATAAAATGTTATGGCAAAATTAGATAAAAGTGATTTAAAGAGTATGATCAAGAAATCTCGTGTCTTGTTCAAGGGGGAAGAACTCCCAAAAGTTCATGGTTATGAAGGTGAGGTGGAAGAACTTGTTATACGACAACCTGGAGAAGTTTGGACGGATAAGGATGGCAAGGAGTGGAAGCAATTGGGTATAAATACCAAGACAAGAACTGAGACTCCAATGGATAAGATTAGAAAACTTGCAAGAACTGCAAGGAGTTGTCCAAAGGATGTTTGTTCGTTGGACACCACTAAATATCTGGACAAGAGAATGAATGCAATGAAGGGAATGTGCTTTAATTGTGTACAGGAGTATGAACAGAAACTAAAGAATGAAGGTAAGTACGAGGCATATGAAAAGAAGTCTATGTTATACAATGAAAGAGATTTTCTTAAGGATGCGAAGTCAAAGATGGAGGAGTCACGAGATTATATAAGCAAAAACCCAGAATTTTTGAACGAGGATGGTTCACTGGAAGAGTGGTTAATTCCAGATAAGAAAAAACTAGTGAACGACCTTGATAGTGATTTGTCCCAAGTGAACGAGAGGTTAGAAACCATCACAGAGGCTCTTGAAGAATATAAGGATATGGAATTTTAGACGATACCTTGAACTTTTTGGAAAAATGTAAAAAAGATTGTATATACGTATTTATAGTGGATGGATAACAATCAAAATGTTCCACTGCGTGAAATAATAAAACAAGAGTATGCAGAGTGCTTGAAATCACCTGCACACTTTATGAAAAAGTATTGCAAGATCCAACACCCTACCCTTGGAACGATACCTTTTGATCTATACGACTTTCAGGCAAAGACACTTGAAAGCTTTCGTGATGAGCAGTTTAATGTAGTTTTAAAGGCCAGACAAATGGGGATATCAACTTTGGTATCTGGCTACGCACTTTGGTTAATGACGTTTTTCACGGATAAATCTGTTTTGTGCATTGCAATAAATCAAGAAACTGCAAAAAATATTGTCACGAAGGTGACTCATATGTCCGAGAATTTGCCAAGCTGGTTACGAAGTGAGTGTACGGAGAAGAATAAGTTGAGTATGCGATTTAAGAATGGAAGTTCTATTAGAGCCGCATCAAGTAGTGTTGACGCATCACGTTCAACTTCATTGAGTTTACTTATTGTGGATGAGTGTGCGTTTATAGGAAATATGGAGGACATATGGACCGCATCTCAGTCAACGATTACTACTGGTGGTCGTTCCATATTATTATCAACTCCGAATGGAATAGGTAACTTCTTTCATAAGACCTGGGTGGGTTCTATGGATGGTTCGAATGATTTCAATCCAATAAAATTGCATTGGTCACTACACCCAGAACGGGAACAAGAGTGGAGAGACGCACAGACTAAATTGATGGGAGAGAAGGAATCTGCCCAAGAGTGTGACTGCGACTTTATAAGCAGTGGTATGTCGGTTATTGATGCATTGCTTGTTGAGTGGTATAAGGATAATATGGTAAAAGAACCACTGGAAAAACGTGGGATTAATAAAGAATATTGGATATGGGAATACGCAGACCACAGTAAGGATTATGTGGTGGCAGCCGATGTCGCCCGTGGTGATGGTAAGGACAAGAGTGCCTTTCATGTTATTGATGTCGTTAACCTAAGACAAGTTGCGGAATTTCGTGGGGATATGGAGACAAAGGATTTTGGAAACCTTTTGGTTGCGGTGGCCAATGAATATAATGGAGCATTGCTTGTGGTAGAAAATGCGAACATTGGCTGGGCAGTTTTACAACAGATAATTGACCGAGGATATACTAATTTATACTATACGCAACGAGATTATCAGTATGTTGATGAACTTGCACAACATACGAACAAGATAAATCGTATGGAGAAACAGCAGGTACCTGGGTTCACAACGTCTGTCAAGACACGACCTCTTATCATAAGCAAGATGGAAAGTTATGTGCGTGAAAAGGAACTTGTGATAAACTCGGAACGAACCATAGAGGAAATGTTTACTTTTATATGGAATGGAATGAAGGCCGAGGCAATGCCAGGATATACGGATGACCTTGTAATGAGTTTATGCATTTCATTGTGGGTACGAGACACGGCACTTAGGTTCAGGTCGGAAAATATGAATACACAAAAGTCAATGTTTGATTATATGGGGAGCACGGTAAATATGGAAGCAGGTCCTAAACATCCCACGGGATTGCCACATAATCCGTATGAAATGCCAGATGGCCACGGTGGAAAGGAAAATTTGGAATGGTTGCTAGGGTGAGGGTATATGTATGTATATAACGTTTAACGGAGGATACCTAGTATGAAGAATATGAGTATATTGATAATTGTTGCAGTCACGTCGTTTATGATGACGGGTTGTGGGTCAAGTGGCAGTGGTAGGTTTCTCCCAACTACAGGAGTTTATACACAATCTTCGTGGCAAACCTATACGGATGTTCAAACTGACGTGGAAAATATTGTGGTGGGAAAGACTACGAATAATGATTTAATTAGAATGGGGTTTGACTTGGAGTATATGCCGAATGTGAAACGACTCACTTATTTGGATGTAATGACTAAATTTAAGTTGGATAGTCCGACAAGGTTTACTTTGTTTAATAACATTGAATTACCACAAGGAGTTTTAAAGACGTTGGCGGCAAGAGAACAAGGCAGGGCATATGAGTTGAGTTTAGAGTCTATTGTGAATAAACGAGAGGGGAGTGTGTGGTTGGATGTACTTGGATTCAGAAAAACAGTTCATACTACTGGGTGGAGAGCAAACATTTTGGTACTCATGGTAGACGACGTAGTTGAATATGTGTTGTATTCGGGGGAGAGAAACATAGACAGAACAGAGAAAACGAAGAATCCGTTAGGACCATTTCAAGGATTTGATGGTGGTGATCTCATAAAGGCTGCAGGTGAGTTATAGGTTTGACATTCACACGTATATAACATAACATAGTTACAAATAAAGGGCTATTAATGGCAAAAGACAATACACAGGAGGAAGAGGAATTAGAGAAAGAGCAATCAAGAACAAAAAAGGTGCTCGGAGGGTTGAAGAAATTATTTTCCTCGGAAGTTATTGTTCGGAACGTTGGAGGGAAAAAGTTAAAGGTCGTCGATACGGACGACATTCAATATTCCAACAAGTTACGGGATAGATACCATCGTATGCACACATTGTATAGTGATTATACGAGTAGATATAATAGCATAGGATTTCAGACGGCTAGACTTGAGTTGTTTAGTGACTATGACATGATGGAGAATGATCCAATATTATCAAGTGCGTTGGACATCTATGCAGATGAATGTACAACCAAGAGTGAGTTCGGAGATATTCTTAAAATTTCAAGTGCGGATTCAAATGTAAAGGGTATCCTTGAAAATTTGTTTTATGATATATTGAATATAGAGTTTACCCTGTGGGGGTGGACTAGAAATATGTGCAAGTACGGAGATTTTTATCTCCACCTTGAGATTGAACCAGAGTATGGTATTCATAACGTAAAACCAATATCAACATATGAGATGACCAGGGTAGAGGACATGGATCCAGAGAATCCTGCATATGTAGTATTCAAGCAAGAGGGGATTTACTCTGCGGACTATGAAAATTATGAAATAGCCCATTTTAGAATGCTAGGTGATAGTAATTTTCTCCCTTATGGTAAGAGTGTAATTGAATCTGCCCGTCGTGTATGGAAACAGTTGCAACTGATGGAAGATGCCATGCTTGTTCACCGAATCATGCGAGCACCCGAGAAAAGGATGTTCTATATAGACATTGGTAATATTCCACCGAATGAAGTGGATAACTTCATGCAGAAGGTTATCAATAAAATGAAGAAGGTTCCGTATGTGGATGAGAGGACTGGAGATTACAACTTGAAGTTTAATATGCAAAACATGACCGAGGATTTCTTTCTTCCGGTACGGGGTGGTGACAGTGGCACACGAATCGAGAATATGGGGGGCATGACATATGATGGAACGGATGATATTGAATATGTAAAGAACAAGATGATGGCCGCCTTGAAAATTCCCAAGGCATTTCTTGGTTATGAGGAAGGTATCACCGGAAAGGCAACTTTGGCCGCCGAGGACATAAGGTTTGCAAGAACGATAGAACGTGTTCAACGGATTATGATGAGTGAGCTCACCAAGATTGCAGTTGTCCATCTTTATTCCCAAGGGTACAAGGATGCAAAACTCGTTGATTTTTCCTTGGAACTTACTAACCCATCAACAATTTTTGAAGAAGAACGAGTACGCATATTATCCGAGAAATTGAATGCATCCCGAGATATGCTTGATGCCAAGATGTTTTCAAAGGAATGGGTATACGATAACATTTTTGGATTATCGGAGGATGAAGTGGATAGTATCCGTGACAGTTTCGTCCAAGATGCGAAGGAGTATTACAGATTAGAAACCATCCAAAACGAGGGAACTGACCCGGCAGACCCCAACGCAGAACCTCCGGCCGGAGACAATGAAACCGAATGGGGATTTGGTGATTTTGAAAATATGACAGACGAGGAGAAGGAAATAATCAAGCAACGTGAGAAAGAAAAGAAGAAACGGGCAAACGTAGGTAAGAAATATGACCACCCTGACGAAAAATCCAGAGGCCGCGACCCATTGGGTGCAGACGAACGCAGAGAATCGGGGAGGGGATGGGG